CAACGCGAGTGTCGTCTGCGGACCCAATCTGGAGCTAAACACTGCTCTGTTGATGCCAGAACAGGACTTGGCGTCGATATCATCCTATAAGAACTGGTATCGTAACGATGATGGACCCACATCGCAGTATCCTGCGGTGCGGAACGTGTCAGTTGACGCCCATCTCGATGATTTGATGAAGATCATCGACGTATTTATGAAGTTTGCCGACGCTGAAACCTTCGTAAGCCCTGCAACAGGTGGGGACATGGAGAAGATGCCGTCAGAACCCATGCGGACGATGGGTGGGGCGAGCATGATGCGAGGCGACGCAGCCTTACCCTTCAAGGATATCATCCGCAACTTCGATATCTTCACCATGTCGCTGATTTATGCCATGGTGATGTTCAACAGGAAGTTCAACCCATCACTCGCTCCTGAAGGCGACTATAACGTTATAGCTCGCGGGGCGACGAGCCTGATCGCCAAGGAAGTCAGGGGGATGCAGGCCGATAGCTTCTCGCAGAACGCCAAGCCGGAAGAGATGATCCATGTCGATGAGCGCAAGCTGGTGCGGATGCGGCTGGCGGCTCGCGATATGAACGACGTGCTGGTGTCTGAGGCTGAAGCCAAGCGCCGGCAGGCCGCTCGGGATCAGTCCGCGAAGGAGCAGGCCGATCTTGCCAAGGCGCAGGCCGAGGCTGACGAGCGGAAGACACTGGCTGACGCCTACAAGAACATCTCGCAGGGTAACAAGAACCTTGTGGGTGCTCAGGCTGACGTGGTCAACGCTGCGTTGCAGATACTCCAGAATGGTCTGGAGCACAAAGTCGGTGCGTCGGTGATGGACGATGCTGCACAACAGGAGCAGCTTGCGGCGCAGGGGCAACAGCAGCCGCAGATGCCTGATATGGGCGCACCACAAGGTGGAGGGATGCCTGAGCAATGATTGACAAGGTTCGGTTAGATTACGTTCTCAAGACACTATGGGCGAATAAGGAAACCCCGACCCATGAGTTGTTTTGTGAACTACTGAAGATGAAGCTCGAACAAGGGAAGGACGTGCTGGTAGATAACTGCACACCAGCAAACTTCCCTATTGTGCAAGGACAGGCTAAGGCGTATCAGGAGCTTCTGACGCTGCTCAAGAGACAGCCTGTCGAGCTACCAAAGGGGTGAACGATGCCTGCTGTTGCGCCTGTTGCACCGGAACCTGATCCGATTGTTATCGACCCACCTGAGCCCATCGACTTCGACAAGATGTTCGATGACTTGGTGAAGCCTGACGAACCGCCGAAGGCGAAGGTGGTCGAGCCCCCTGCTCCGGTGGAGCCTGCGCCGGCTGAACCCATCGCGGTGGAGGAGCCGGTTGAACCTGAGGTAGTGGAGCCTCCGAAGGCAGCGTCCGACGACGAGATTTTGTCGCGGTTCGCCAAGATCGTGGAGGAACGGCGCGGCCAGCAGCCGCAGCCCCAGCCGCAACCCCAGCCCCAGCCTGCGCCGCAGCCGGTCGAGTTCTATTCTCCCGAAGAGAAGACCGCGCTTGCGACTTTCGAGAAAGACTGGCCAGACGTGGCCAAGGCGATGGCGGTGCGCGAGCGCGCCCTCGCACAGCAACTTGTGGGCTACGTGTTTGAGCAAGTCGCTAACACAATCAGGCCCTTGTTCTCACAAGTCCAGACTGTCAGCGAGATATCGCAGGCCGATCAGCTTCACGCCCTGATCCCCGACTACGCCCAAGTGCGGGAACCTGTGTTGCAGTGGATCGAGCAACAGCCTGCCTACTTGAAGCCGGCTTACGAGTATGTTAGAGACCATGGCACTGCTGTTGAGGTCGCAGACCTTGTGCAGCGGTTCAAGCAGGCTACCGGGGTCGCCAACGCCCCCCAGCCTCCGGCTCCCCCGGTGGCCCGCGTCGAGGAACCAAGCCTGCCTGCGGCTGCCAGAAAAGCGGTAGCCTCGCTTGCTCCAGTTGGGTCCAAACGGTCGGTGGTGATCCAGAGCGACGATCCGAATGATTTCGGGTCCGCTTTCGACTCATTCGCCAAGTCGATTTGACCTTAAGGAGCAGCCCTCATGGCAGCCGTCACCACATATGGCGATATCTCCCCGGCAGTAGCCGCGTATGCGGTGGTTCGCATGTTGAAACGTGCGATGCCGTATCTTCACTTGGAGAAGTTCGGTCAGACCTATCCTCTCCCCACGAACTCCACTCAGACCGCGAAGTTCCGCCGTTACTTCCTCGCCGGGGCGAGCGGCGCGGCCGGTCCCGACACCGGGGGTTTCTATATCCCCGTCGCCACCACGCCGCTGGTGGAAGGTGTCACGCCGAGTGGTTCGGTGCTGGCCAACCAAGACTATACCGTCACGCTGGCGCAGTACGGTGACTACATCACCACCACCGACGTGATTGAAGACACTCACACCGACAATGTGCTTCAGCAGGCGACCGATATCCTCGGAGAGCAGGCGGCAGTGACGGTCGAGACGTTGCGGTTCAACGTCTTGAAGGCCGGAACCAATGTCTTCTACGCCGGCAGTGTCCTGAGCAGGGACTTGATCGCCACTGCGATCACGCTGAAGGATCAGCGAGCAGTGACGACGGCGTTGAACAGGCAGAACGCCAAGAAGATCACTTCGGTGGTGGCATCCACCGCAGACTTCAACACGAAGTCGGTCGAAGCGAGCTTCATGGCGGTGTGCCACCCTGATCTCGAAAGTGATCTCCGCAGCCTGACTGGCTTCAAGGTGGTTGCCGACTATGGTCCGCACACCACGCCGTTCGAAGGCGAGATCGGATCGCTCGAACAGGTGCGTTACCTGACTTCCACCGTCATCGCACCATGGACCGACAGCGGCGCGGCGGTGGGTGTTACCGGACTGGTGTCCACAGGTGCTGTCAAGGTCGATGTGTACCCCATCCTGATCTTCAGCCGTGACTGCTTCGGCATCGTTCCCCTTAAGGGCAAGTCGTCCATGACCCCGATGGTGGTGAACCCGAAGCCTTCGGCCGGCGACCCCCTCGCCCAGAGAGGGACAGTCGGCTGGAAGCTTTGGACTTCCACCGTGATCTTGCAGGATGCGTGGATGGCCCGACTGGAAGTCGGCTCGACCATGAATTGATGACTGGGGCTTCGGCCCCTATCATCTCTCTCAAACTCCTGTAGGAGCACAAGATGACTCAGACACCGAATGTTTTGAATGGCCTCGGCCCCGTCTCTCAGTCGATGGGTGTCGTGAACTATGCCTCTGGCTCATATGTCGGCGACTGGACGACTGGCGGTGATGGTGCCGGCGTCAATGCAATGACGGTGCATATCGGCTTCACTCCGCGATATGTCCGCCTCGTGAACATGACGACTGGCGACCAGTACGAGTGGATGGAGGGCATGGCGGCGACGAAGACGCTCATGACCACAGCCTCGACCGGAGCGAATTCCATCGACGCCAACTCTGTCATCGTCGCCAACGCGGTGATCGCGACGGTGACGGAGGTAGCGACGGCTGCCCCCGGATCGGGTGGAGCGGGCTATGGCACGTCGGGTACAACGACCGTGACGTATGGTCGCCCCGATCCGACGCTGCCCGATCTGGTGTTCAACAGCACGGCGGGAGCGAGCGGCGCTCCGGTGAATGCTCTCAATTCACTGTACGTGTGGATGGCTCAGGGCTGATCTTGATGTGAAGCCTTGGGAGGGGGATCGCGCGTCGGTTGTTTCAGCCCCCTGACCAATGTAGCGATCCCTTTCCCCAGATATAAAGGTCAGTTCCTATGGGCGACGGCTGCATAGTTCGCATCGAGAAGCTGACCAATGGTTACGAAGTTGAAATTCGTGACCAGAAGGAAGCTGAGAAGAACCGAAAAAGTAACAGTGACCCTAAGGCTCCGTATCGCTACGTCGATCCTTGGAAGTCCTTCGCGTTCAAGACAGAAGCTGAAGTCGTGGCGTTCCTCGGCAAGAACCTGAGCAAAGCATCGCCAGACAACGAGTTCTCCCACAGTTTCGATGTGGCGGCGGCAGAGGATGACGACTGATGGCACAAACTCATCTCGACACGACCGGCAACACGCATCACGATCTTACGCTTGCTGCGATTGAAGCCAACTTCACCGATCTCTACACCAACCCTCCGTCAGGATCGACCCCCAGCCTGACCTCTGTCACCACGTCCGGTCTGACCACTGCTCAGTCCCTGAAGCTGGACACTGGAACCAAGACGGCGACAGCGTCTGCTGGTGCGGCGACACTCAATAAGTCGTCCGGTGTCATCACCACCGAAGCTCTGACGACAGCGGCTGGCAGCACTTATACCTTGACGCTCACCGACAGTCAGATCGCTGCCGGTGATTTGGCTGTCGTGTCGGTGGATGCCAACGG